CTATACTGATAAAATCGAAACGAGATGGGGCAGGTCCCATCCCGTTCCGACCGGCTAGGTTCCCACGTGGCTGTCAAACTTTGTGGGGGGACCTAGCCTTTACTGTTTCTTAGGCTCCTCGGTCTGCGGGTCGAGGACTCCGGCAATGCACTTGATACACTGCGTCGCTTCCTCGTCCGTATGACCGTGAGCTTTCAGCCAGTCGATCAGACGAGAGGCTTCCAGAGCTGTCATACTGCACTCACCTTTCATTTTGCTACACCTCCTGCTCGTGCTTCCAACTTACCAGCCGGATGCCGGTAATTGTAGATAACTTACCTTTTTGGTAATTTATCTTAGTATCATTATAACTTACCCAACTGGTAAGTCAATCTGTTTTTTAATTTTTTCAAAATATTTTTTATATCCACTGGCTATTTGATGCCGAGCCGCTGGGAGCCTCTGAAAAGCCTCTGGATTTACGTTTTGGTTACGGGTAAGAGTGTATTGGAAAATGTCTGGAACTTTCTGAGAAGGATTTGTCAAAAGTACATAACGAAATTTGGCTATTTTGAGAATTGATTTTTCTGGTGGAGCTGTTCCATCGGAATTTCCGTGCAAACAAAAAAATCCCCCTGCACCAGCCTTTTTACGGGTCATGGTACAGGGGGATTATCATTTTACGCTGACTTTACGCTAACTCAGCCCAGATTCAGCGTATTCTGGACAGCAGCCTGCTTGGCGGCAACGTGGTTGGCGTCGATCTGAGCCTCAATACGATTTTCGAGGTACTGGGTCGTATCGCCGAAGTTACTCTTGATGTAGTCCTGTGCGTCACGGCTCATGCTTTTCAGAGCGGCAGACACGGCCCGCATGAGAGCTTCTTTCTGCTCGGCCTCATTGAACGTCCCGGCGGCTTTGAGGTCGTTGACGTAGGTCTGGTTCATCGCGGCCACGGCATTGGCAACGGCATCGCCGATTTCCCGGACGAGCCGCTGCACCTTGATGTTCTGAGTCTGGGCGTTGATTGCATCAACGGCAACTGCAATGCCTTTCTTGATGCAGGCGGTCACGATGGGAACGCAGACCAGCAGGGCAACGTACAGCAGACTTCTCGTAAACTCATTCATATTCGGTTACTCCTTTCATTCAGTGAACCTGATTCTTCAGGCTGTTCATCCGCTTATCACCTTCGATGGCGGCAGCGGTAAAGCTGTTGTTCTTCCACCAAGCAGCGACGCTGGCGGCAATGGTCAGGCCGGTGGTCACGAACTGCTCGACCTCCGAACTTTCGATGGGCAGCAGGGGCTTCCCGGCGGTACTGGAAACCTGATTTGCCAGAGCAAACGCCAGAGCGGCCGTACGAGCCAGCGTAGCGATGGACACTTTGCTATTCGTCATAGGTCTTATCTCCTCTCACAGGTACTTATCAGCGCCAGACAGCGCCTTCCACGATGCAGGGCCGCAGATTCCGTCCACGGTCAGGCCATGCGCCTCCTGCGCCCTCATCAGGGCATTTTCCGTCCCCTCTCCGAACAGGCCATCAGCCTTCAGCTTCAGGAGCTTCTGGAGCAGGATCGTCGCACTGCGGTTCGCGTCCCCAGTGCAGCCCCGGCGGATGGTGGGAAGCACGAACTTGTTGTAGGTCGTGCTGGGGTACTTTCCCGGCGTGGTGCAGAGCCACGTTGCTTTCGTGCTACGGGTGTCGGCGTGGACAAAGGCCCCACGGCTGTGCCAGTAGATGCCGATGCCGCCGAACCCCACGGCTTGAGCAAGGATGCCCAGTGCCACAGGGTTGATACTCCGATTCTCCGTCCTCCAGTCCGCTGCCATGCCGTAGCGGTGCTTGGAGTTCGGGCTTCCGCCCACGGCCTTGCTGGCGTTGTGCGTGATGCAGCGGTAGCCAGACGTGATCTTCAGCGGACGGTCTACCTTGTCCCGGAGGAGCTGGAGCTTTTCGGCCAGCTCCGTGTCAACCGACTGCTGTCCGCAGCCGCAGGGACACTCGAACTCAGACTTGGTAAAGTTCTTGGTGAGCGCGGTCTTATCCCCGCGCTGGAACGTAATGATGCTCAACTTGCACACCTCCTAAAAACCGATTTGGGTGAACACATAGCCGAGAAAAGCACCGATGATGGCCGTTACTGCATAGCCGACGGCCTTACGCCACAGCTCTCCATCGCGGCTCTCCAGAGTTTCCAGCCGTTTTCCCTGCTTTTCCTGCTCCCTGACCATGCTCTCCATACTCAGGGCCAGCTTCTCGACCGAAGTGGACAGTGCGCCCATTTTGCTTACGCTTTCCTCCAGCAAGGCGATTCGTCTGTCCTGACGGGCATTTTCCTCTTCGAGCCGACGCTTGAACTCTTCATGCTCGGCTCGCGTGATAGGCTGGTCCATCTGAACCTCCTTTCAATCGTCCTACAAAAATGAGGGGAGCCGGTTTTCCCGACTCCCCTGCGCGATCACTCGACCTCGACTTCGAGGTCCTTCAGGATTTCCTCAACCTGCTTCCGAATCAGCGCCGGAACCTGATCGAGGGTCTTCTTGCCCTTCACAATGAGGGTTGCATAGATGACTGCCATGATGCCTTTCTCCTTTCTCAGTAATATTTTTAAGGCAAATTCCCGCAGGCGGCTCATGCGTTGCCGTCCGCCGCGAGAATGGCCTTGACTTCTTCCCGCAGGTGCTCAGGCACCTGCTCGATGGTTTTCCGCCCCCGGCGGATGAGGTTTGCATAGACTTCTGCCATGATTATGCCTCCTTATCTGCGGCGGATGTGACCGCGATGAGCTGTTCGTACACGTCGCACAGCGCCATCTGGGTATTATCGAGGTTGGTTTCCAGAGAAGAAACCTTGGTTTTCAGGGCTTCATTCTCCTCCTGCAATTCCGCCATCGTTTTCTTTTTCTGCAACTTGGCTACAGAATCGACTCTTACTCTGTTCAAACCCATTACTGGAAACCTCCCTGAATCGAAGCGATATAACCGCTCTCGCCGCTTGCGCCGCGCTCTGCGGTGACGCGGAAATTGAATGCAAAGCCGTTGGCCGCAGTCTGGTTCGTGAACAAATGGTTCCGGCCATTCCGGGCCTCGGTGGTGGCGTCCTCCCATACCGGCGAACTGTCCTTGCCGTTGTTCGTGACCTCCACCTTGAACACAGCGTCGGCGGGAATCAGACCGCCGACGGTGATGGCGCAGAGCGTGATCTGGGCATCTGCCTCCATCGGCTTCGCCAGCGTGATGCTGGCGGCGGTGACGGCCTTCGTAAAGGTGAACGTCTTGGTCACGGTGGCCTTGCCATCGGTCACGGTAACGGTCATGGTGTGACTGCCGTTCGTAATTTTCTGGAAATATTCACCGGTGACGGCGAAGCTGTTGGTGGTCTTGCGGGTCGCGGTGTAGGTGCGCTTGGTCGTGCCGTCCAGCTTTTCGGTGACGGTCAGGGTGTCCCCTGCGTCCTTATCATCCACGGAGTACGAGATGGTGAAGCCGCTGGACTTGGTGCCGAGGTTGGCTGCGCTGGAGGTCGTGATGGTCGGCGTAGTGTTGTTATCGACCGTGCGCTTGGTGGACGTAGTGTAGCCGGACTGAGCATTATAGCTGTCGTACGCCTTGACACGGTACATCACGGTGGACCAGCCCTTGGTGATGGTGTCGGTGTAGGTCAGCGCGTTGCCCTTGTACACCTGCGTGTAGGCGGAGCCACCATCGGTGCTGCGCTCCAGAATGTAGCCGCTCAGGTTGCCATCGCTGTCACTGGCCGCAGTCCACGAGATCACCAGCGTGCTGCCGCCCTTGACATCATTCGGCACCGCGATGGACGGCGGCGCAGACGGGGCGTTGTTGTTGACCACCGTTACCTGCGAACTGGTGCGCCAGCCAGACTCCAGACCCTCGGTGTCGTATGCCTTGACGCGGTACATCACGGACGTGGTGCCGAAGGCGACGTTGTTCGTGGTGCTGGTGGCCGTACCCTGATAAATCTGACTCCACGAACTGCCGCCGTTGGTCGAACGCTCTACCTTGTAGCCGGCGAGATTGCTCTCAGCATCAGAGCTTTTTGCCCACGAGATCGAAATGTTCGTGCCGCCCATGATGGACGAAGGAACGGAAATGCTCCCCGGAGTCGAGGGTGCGGTGTTAGTCGAGACCGTGCCATCGTCAGACACCAAGAGAGTAGAGGGCAAAATCAAAGCGGGGCGGATGCCGCCCGAGTAGGAGCAGCCGCCGTTGCTCCAGTCGCCATTGGAGTTGACGTACAGGGCGCTGCTGGAGTAGTTGCCGCAGAACGGAGAGCGGAGCCACCAGCCGGCGGCCGAGCCGTTGAGATATGCGACACGCTTAGAATCCGAGCTGTTGTCCGCGCAGCCCTTGAAATAGGCCAGTTCTGCGCCCTCGCCGCTCGGCATAGTGGAGAAGTTGAAGCTCGTTTCGGTTGCACTGAGCAGGAAAATCTTCGCAGACAGGCCGTTCGAGCCGCTGGTGACGGTCGTGGACGTGCCGCTGCCTTTGCGGTACGGGAGCTTTACCTGCTTGATGGCGTTCTTGATGTTCGACTCGAACAGGTTCAGGAACGTGCTGTTCAGGTAGGAGTGGATGGTGCTGTTGGCGTAGTCGTTAGTGTTCGAGCTATGCCACTGGCGGTTTTCGTAGATGTCCTTCATCAGCAGCCAAGTACCGTTGCAGCTATCGTCATAGACGCTGGACGGCTTGCCCTGATGGACGACGATGAAATCTTTGGCAGAACCATTTACTTTCAGCTTGATGGTGCTGCCGATTGCTTTGGAGCTCAAGGTCACATAAGCCATAAAAAAGAACCTCCTGTTGTGTATTACATCCACGGCGGAATGCTGTCGGGACGCGGTTCGGGCTGGAACAGGTCTTTGCGGGGCGTAATGTCACCTCTTTTCCAGCGGATGTTCTGTTCCTGCTTTACCCGGCGCAAGGCGCGGACGCTCCTCGTGGAGTTGATTTTCCTCCGAGGCTTTACGTCCACACCGATGATTACCGAGACCTTCTTGGCGTATTTCAGCCGTAATGCGTAGGTGTCACCGTAGGATGCAAAGGCATCCCACGCTACGAAGCTGGTGATAACAGCTTCTCTGGTCACTTCCCCTGCCGGGTAGGCTTTTTCCCAGTATTTGACGCGGGTCTGGATGCGCTGAATCTCCGAGCGGCGGAGCTTCTGGACGCAGGCTCCGCTTTCCGTCAGGTAGCTATGGAAGCCCAGAAAATCCAGCCCGTTTTTCAAGGGGAAAATTGCTGTCTTAGAATTGAGTTCGAGGTGGAGGTCGCTCATCCAACGCTCAATGTCCTTCAAAAGAAACTGAAGTTCCCGCTTTGTCCGGGCGATGACGTAGAAATCGTCCATGTATCGTCCGTAATAGCGGCATCCCCGGTCTTCCTTGATGTAATGGTCGAACTCATCAAGGAACATCAG